ATGATCGATACAAAATAATTAATGTGCCCAACCACGGGTAGGCTTGCATGTGCCCATCCACGGGTAGGCCTACTATATGCCCAAATGGGTTTTTACTAAAACAACAGTTAGGGTTTAAGGTTTTTTTTTTATTATTTTTATCTCTTTCCCTAATGTCCGTCTAACGACGGACTACTCTACGTCTATACGTTAGAGGCACTCTTGATCTACTATAAACACGATAAGCTTGACCCATGCGGTGACGCATGGGTGTATTTCCATATCTTCGTGTATATGCCGCATAAAATGGACGCCGGCGTGCCATAGCACGCCCGGCTCTATAACGTGCAAAACTAAGCGGCATTGTTTTTTGTGTTACTAAATATCTTTATAATATAACCACGTTTGTATACCAATATGTGGTACATTATCCGCATTTAACCCCTGTGGGTTTGATTTTTCACACCAATAGATCAACTTCATTACAGGTGTAGTGCCGCTGGCACTACCTTCGTAATCAATCTTTTTGTTCATCCTGCAACGTCTTTCTACACAACGGAAAGGTTCTCCGCCAACGATGCTAGATTCATATGTCGTACGTCGTACACCTAAACTGAATTTCCAATCTTTGTGTACGATATAACGGTCTCTATTTATCGGTGTCAGTAACCATGCTGGATGTGATACATCAGCATTGTTGAAATCTGTATAAGGGCCGGCGTTATTTTGTTCCCTAAATATATTAATGCCAGGTCCAGTGGCATTTGGTGTCCTATCTGTCACCCAAAGTACTCGCCAAATGCATCTACAATTGATTTCTTCATTCCGACACGTAAATCTAAATTTAATAGATTGCAAGAAGATTTGGTCTCCATTACGTTCAGAAACTAAATCTCCTTGTACAATCTGTGGCAACGGATAAATCTGTTTTATTTCATGCCACTGTGGGTAATCTACGGCTAATGCTGTATAATGGAATTTAGATTCAGCCTCTGAGAGGATGACCTTCTTGACTGCCTTACGGAAGTTATTTGACACCATTTTTCTTCGGAATGAAATTTGTGATGGATCTTTTTTATGTCGTGTTTCCAAACGTGATCAGGCTAGTATTACCCTGATCACTTTGATTTTTGATTTTCTCATAAAAAGATGTCTAGACGCTTCTGCTTCACGTTGAACAACTATACCTCGGAAGAAGAGGACAATATAGCCTCACTAACTACTGTCAAGTATTTAGTGTATGGGCGTGAAGTAAGCGAATCTTTAACACCTCATCTACAAGGCTTCGTTATATTTAACAACACTATTAGCTTTGTAAGTGCAAAAGCGAAATTAGGTGAGCGTTGTCACTTGGAAGCTACCAAAGGTACAAGCAAACAGGCCTCTGATTATTGCAAGAAAGAAGGTAATGTCTTTGAATTTGGGATATGTCCCTCATCACAAGGCTCCAGGACCGACTGGGACGTATACAAGGAGTGGATACTTGATATTGGAAGAGTTCCCAGCAGGTTGGAGATTGTACGTAACCACCCTTCTTTATACGCCAGGTACAGAAAAGCCTGTGTTGATTTTGCTGAAGCCATCGTGCCACCTCCTCGATTAACCGAGTCGGAGCCACGACTTGGTTGGCAACTCCGAGTTGGAGCAATCCCGGAAAGTCCGCCCTGCGATCGTTCTATTTACTTCATTGTTGATCCTACGGGCAATTCCGGTAAGACTTGGATGTGCCAGTACTTTCTTACTAAGTACCCTGAACGCGTGCAGGTACTTCGTATAGGGAAACGGGATGATCTCTCGTACGTCATCGATATTGACAAAGATATCTTTTGTTTCGATATTCCGCGAAATCAGATGACGTATCTACAGTATTCTGTTCTGGAGAGTTTGAAGGATCGGATGATCTTCAGTCCGAAATACGAGAGTTCCTTCAAGGTTTTACGGAGTGTTCCGTTTGTAATGGTGTTTTCAAACGAGCAACCAGACATGAATGCACTCACACATGATCGATACAAAATAATTAATGTGCCCAACCACGGGTAGGCTTGCATGTGCCCATCCACGGGTAGGCCTACTATATGCCCAAATGGGTTTTTACTAA